GCTCTGCATTCTTCGGAGTGTATTTTCTTCTTACTTTCAGGAGATTTTATTATGACTACCCGATCGCGTGGATCTAATGGATTTGATTATCCATATGACTACTATTCATCTGCTACAGGTGAAACAACTGCTAAAATTGCAAGTTGCAACCTAAGTCCCGAAAATTTCTACGAGACTATGTCAGATGAGGAGCCAAGATTCAAGCGGTATGGGAATTGCAAACACGTCAGAGATGACCTGAATTGGACCTATACTCCTCTTAAGTATTACTATGAGGATGATGGGGCCTATGCAATCGGTTCAACTGTGGGACCATTATACCCTCATCCTAGTTTAGCGATGAAGGACGTTGACTGGGAACAGTTCAACGATGAGGCTTTTTTAACTATGAAGCCTACAATGGGAACAGATTTGAACCTTTCGAACTTCCTTCTTGAACTCAAGGACGTCAAACAGATGTTTAAGCTGTGGGACTATTCCAAGAGTAAACTACAAAATGTAGCAGGAGGCCATCTGAACTGGTCGTTCGGATGGAAGCCCTTCATAGGAGATTTACAACGCCTATGGGAAACTCTCTCTAGGACAGAGGAGCGTCTGCGTGCTTATAAAGCACTGCAAGGACAAGTTCTTACGAGTCATTTTAAGAAAACCATATGGGATCCCTCATATGGTGAGACACGCATCGATTCCGAGCCTTTTAAGGCTTACTATACCAAAGCTTGGATAGATTGTAAGTTTTTCGCTACAATGCGATATTCTTACTCTGTACCCTTGATTGATGGTTTGTATGCACAAGTTCGTGCATGGCTTGATGCTCTAGGTCTCAAGGCTAACCTCTCGGTAGTTTGGGAGGCGATACCTTTTTCCTTCGTTGTAGACTGGTTTTTCAATGTGTCTGATGTTCTTCGGCACATTGAGACAGACTACCTAGACTCCATAGTAAAAGTGCTTGACTATTGTTGTACGGTCAAGCATCAAATACGCTATGAATTCTGGCGCGGTGGTGACTACAGCATTTACAGTGTTCCAACTGTTCTTGCTGCTAGTGGACAATATACCCACTATCACCGCAAACGATGTCTTCCTGGGACCGACAACTTCGGCCTCAGATTTGAAAGTAAGTACGGTTTTAAGCAAGTCTTACTGAGTGCGGCTCTCTTGGTCGCTTGAATAACTCAATTTGCTTATTACCGATGGCAACGATTGACAATCGTTTAACGACCGCAAGGTCAAAACAAAAGGAGAGTTCCTTATGAGTTTCCCAATAGACATTACATTAACAGATGGTAGTGCAGGTACAAGCACTGTGAGTACAATCTCTGTTAACGAATCGAAATCGATTCGCAGAGATCCCAGTGCTGGCATGGCGACCCCACTTTCCCTCACGATTTCTCACCAGGTTAACGGCAAGAACTTGAAGGCAATGGATCGTCATCTTATCAGGCTTGACAACGTTAAAGAAGACACTGGCTCCGAAGACCTCGCGGTCATCTCAGCAAGTGTCTACATGGTTGTCGAAGCTCCTCGGCGGATTTTCTCCGAGGCTGATCTGCTTTCCATGGCGGAGAAGGTTTCATCCTTCGTCACCGAAAGTGGAAATTTCGCCAAGATTATGAATGGCGAACCCTAATGTAATCTAGCCTGTCAAGCTAGATGCCCCCGTTGGGAACTTGTAACACTCTATGGGAGTTAGCACTATGTGCATCTCTAAGAGCCAAACCGACTTATTCATCGGCCTTTACAGAGTCCTGTTAACACGGGACATGGTGCGGCAGTATGAGAACGCAGAAGAGTTCCGACGTGACTTTCAAAACATCGAACGTCGCATTAAGAACGAAGGCTTCTCATTCCTAACGAAAACTTTACCGACTTTAGCTAAAGCAATTGATAATGCTCTAGTGGTCGGCACTCTCACAATACCTTTCGGGTTTAAAAAACTAAAAGGTACACAGTCCCCTGTATTACTACAGGTTCTGTTTGAGCGTGTTTTCAACTCGGATGGATCAGTGAAAATTGATCCATGTATCTCTGCCGTTAAAGATCTGCGACAGATTTGTTTTCTATTTTACAAGTATGAGGCACCTTATGATCAAAGTACTATCGATCAAAATATCAGTCAATTTAAAGAGACTGATATATCTCTCGGGTGGGATTGTCCCACGTTCGAGGATAGGCAGGACAGTAATGTCCTTAATTACGCTTCTACTCTCATTCATGCTCTCGTACGTGACACTGATTTTAGTGACATAGTACCCGGGCATGGTTCCGGGGCTGTGGCTACAGGAGAGAAAAATTGGGAAAAGATGAATTTCAGTCGAAAATACGACTGCATTCATCAACAATTCCCGTACTACACGTACTTTTTCTCCCATGTTGCAGACCTCGCTCAAAATGTACAAATGTACAAAGATCTCGAATGCGTACCGTCAGGTATTGCAAAGGGGATTTTTGTGCCGAAAGACTCTCGTGGACCCCGATTCATATCGGAAGAACCACTGGAGTTTATGTACATACAGCAGGGCGTTGCGCGTAAGATGATGAAAGTTATCGAACGCCATCCATTGACACGCGGTCATGTTAATTTTACAGACCAACGTATTAATGGGGCCCTTGCTCTTGAGGGTTCCAAGTCTAACGATATTGTGACGTTAGATATGAGTGAGGCCTCGGATCGGGTTGCATATTGGATCGTGCAAGAACTTTTCAAACACGATCTATCTCTGTTAGCTAAGCTAAATGCTCTGCGCACAGAGGCGACGGAACTTCCGAATGGTGAAATTCACCTTCTCCGAAAGTTCGCTCCGATGGGGTCAGCATTGTGCTTCCCTATTGAGAGCCTGGTTCATTGGGCTATTGCAGTCGCATCTTTAGTCGTACACGGACGAGTGCCCCGTAATAGGGCCTTAAAGTCAGTGTACGTATACGGCGACGACATCGTGATTAAAGGCGAAAACCATGTGCCTCTTCTCACCACTTTTCCTCTTTTCGGAATGAAATTTAATGAGGGCAAGTGCTGTACCACAGGAATCTTCCGAGAGTCTTGTGGGATGGATGCAGTCCTTGGCGAGAATGTTTCTGTATTGAAAATTAAGAAACGCTTACCAAGTGGACCGTATGATGCCACCGGGTATGTATCTTACATCGCCTATTCTAATCGGCTATGGCAAGATGCATACTATTCAACTGCTGAATATTTGCAGCAAGCGTTAGAGGACATTTTTGGTCCTATTCCGCATGCTACAAACTGTTCGCCATATAGTGGCTTTATAACCACTAGATGGGTCGGCATTGACAAATTCCAATCAAGAAAAAGATGGAATCGTCGATACCAACGACATGAACAGTCATTCCGCACAACGGTCCCGAAAAAACATTACCGGGACTTAGACAGAAGTGAATATCAGCGGAAGCTGACAAACATTGGTAGTGTACCTTCCATTTTGGATCTCTGTAAAGGGAAACAGATGGGAACGTTCACA